GTTGGGCACCTCTTAATTCATAACCTCCTTCTGATATTACAGTAGAACAAACTTGTTTTAGTGTACTAGAACTTGCTGTAACTCCTGTATTTGTTATTTCATATCTTAATGGTAAGGATGCGGTAGTTATATATGTTGATGGAATGAGATTAGCATGATTAAATTTGTGACAAAGTATAAAGTTTCCGTCAATAATAAAACCAACTCTTACTGTTCCTTCACCCAACCACTCAATATCCATAAACATTATTTGTGCTTTAGTAATATCTAGTATTACCCCAGAAGGACCATTACCATCTAATGTGTCAACGCTCCATGCAGATTGATTTACTACAGTTTCAGTAACTACTCCAGTAACTAAACTTCTTTCAACAAAACTTAAAGTATTATTATTTAACTGAATATATATTCCATTATCAGTTCCAAAATAACCAACTCTTTGTCTTAAGTTAGTTTGAGCAGGAGCCATTACAAATGTATTAAGTACTAAAAGAGATTTTCCTGGTTGGTAAGAAAATACTTTTAAAGTTTCTCTTAATACTTGTGAACCATTAGTTGTATTTACATTTAAATTAACTAACCCTTCATTAGCACTAAAAACGGCAGAACCCCCACTAGCAGTGGAGGTTGCCCATAAACTATTATCATTATATCTGTGTGATGAATCAAATAATGTTAGGGGACTAGAAACTCTTTGCCTTCCAAAAGCATCAATTGCCATTGAATTAGCATTAGCAATACTTGAATTATTTATACTAGTATTTAGTATATCCAATCCTTGCAACATTTTAAGTTGCCAAGGAAAGTTATTGCCTTTGTTTCCGTAATCCTTTAAATTACCAACAGACATTACTATGAATTAATAATAGCAAAATGAATTAACACAGGAGCATTAAGTGCAGCAACAACATCAACATTAGTAATTACTAATACTAATGAACCATTAGTTAAAGTGTTAAAACTAACTACTGGAAATCCTGTACCAGAATATTCAACAGTTAAAAGAACAGTTGATCTACCAGTAATATGCGTATTATTAAAAGTAAAAATTTCTTGCCCTGTTGCAGAAGTATTAAGAAGTACTGTTTCTACAACACCATTGTGAGCATCTAAAGTAACTGGGTTAGTAGGTACAATTACTTGAGTAACTTTACCACTATTGTACAATGTTTGTAAAGGTGCTGCATTTACAGCAATTGGTAAATAGCTATCATCTCTACTAGGATCTTTTGATCCAATTGCTAATAGATTAGGAACATCTGTAGGAAGAGATTCTCTATAGTTTCCTGCTTTAATCCAAGAAATAAAATTTAAAATATCCATGACTTTTGTTTTTTATAAATAATTATATACAGTATATCTATAATATAATGAAAATTATTTAGATAACAAATTAATTAAGATATTATATCCCCGATTTCTAATGTGTCAGAAACAATATAAGTAACTTCTGAAAGCATGTATAGATTTTTTTCTTCTATAGTTATGATATTTTCTACCTTATTGTCTACAATTATTGCTACTCGTAACATTAGAAATATGTTATAATTATACAAAATCCATTTCCACCATTTCCTCCAGCACCTGAGTTAATACCATTTGCAGAAGCACCACCTCCTCCACCACCAGCACCTGGCCCACCAGTACCACCTGCACCACCACCTAATGTAGCAACAGAATTACCAGAAGATCCGCCACCACCTGCTGTTGAGAAAAATAATCCTGAAGGACTATTAGTTATTAATGAACCATTACTACCACTACTACCTACTAGGGTTCCTCCTGAAACTGTTGCTATTACTTGAGCTGTAGCAGGACCAGTTAAATTTATAGATCCACCTACATTAGTTGCATTTGCTGTACTAAGTCCACCACCTATTGCACCTGCTATTAAAGGTCTAGATATATAAACTGTTGTACCTCCAGCAAAAGTGCCTGGTGGCTGAGTTCCTGTACCATATGTGTTAGTATTAGAAAGTACACCAAAAAGTATAGAATTGCTAACAGAAGAACCACCTTGTGTAACAGCTGTTCCACCAACACCACCAAATGAAGTTCCTGTTGTAAGTTTTGCAGTAGTAGAAACTCCAGTACCACCAAATAAGGATAATGCACCTATTCCACCTTGGTTCCCATTAGTATCATTTATAGTAACAGCAGTACCTCCAGTTCCTCCAACACCAATCCAAATATTCTCAGTAGCTCCTAAAGTGTTTGCATTTAATTTGGCAATATTAAAAGAACCAGATGATCCACCACCCCCACCATATCTAGCTGTACTTCCTACACCTCTTCTACCAGATCCACCGCCACCACCGCCACCTACCAAATAAACTTCTACATAGGTTGCTCCAGCAGGTTTTGTCCAAACACCACTGCTTAAAAAAATCTGAGTATCTATGGGTGTACCGCCTCCACCTCCAGATGTATAATTAGGTATATTTAAAGTACTACCAAGTAGTGTAGCTGCACCTGATGTACCAGTTGTAGTTAAAGTTATAGCATCTTGTTTAGCATTCCAAGTAACTGCTGATGCTATTCTTGCATCTGCAAGAGTACCTGTCCAACCTAATGTTAATGAAACAGGTTGTAGTAATGCACTAGCAGGTGTACCTCCTAATGTAAGAGTAACATTTGTATCATTAACTCTTGTTAATGCTGATGGGGTTACTGAAGGTATACTTGGAAATACAGCAAGTGTACCATCACCTTGAATATATTCAAGAACAGTTCCTGTTGGAGTTGGAAATGGAGTATAGCCTAATGCTGTAGATATATCAAGAGCAGATATACCACTTATATATCCAGAAGGATTAGTACTATCATAAGGAGTATATCCAAGTGCTGTGGTTACATCTAATCCTGTTATACCTGTGATATATCCATTAGGATTTGTAAGGGGATAATATGTACTAGCGGCTGTTGCTGCAGTTAAATAACCTGAGAGAGCTGCACTTGTAATATAACCTGATGGATTAGTTAAAGGATAGTAAGTACTAGCAGCAGTAGCTGATGTTAAATACGGAGTAAGTGCAGATGAAGTTATATATCCTGCAGGGTTACTTGCATCATATGGTGTGTATCCTAAAGCTGTTGTAATATCTAATGCAGAAATACTACTAATATATCCTGCTGGGTTTGTGCTTAATGGATAATACTGTAGATCATAAGTAGGTACACCATTAGTCCATACAACTCCCGGGTTAGGATAGGTACCAGAAAGATCCCCACCTGCTGGGCCAGTAGGAGATCCACCCCCACCACCAGTAGTTTTTGGCTTACCATCAGGACCAGTTATCTCAATCCCACCACCAAATACATTACCATTACTATCTATTACTTGCATATTTACTAAGCATAATCTGTACCGTAAACATAGTATGATGTCCCTACTATATCACTATATACAATTAATTGATCTCCTGGGTTTAGGGCATATAGAGTATTATCAGTAACTGAATCTCCAGCAGATAAATTAAACTCATATATTGTTTCAGTAGATGCTGTTAAAGCATCATATCTATTTAAGGTAAGTATATAAGCTGCTGGATTATAAAACTTTAATAGGGTTATTTTAGTAGATAGGGGCCCAGCTACACCCGTATATATTACTGTACCTAAAACATTTACTTGACCCTGATTTATAATTTCTGCCATAAACTAATATACAAAAAAATCCCCAGCTTTGCAACCGGGGATTATAGCCTGAAGTAAACCATTGGAAAGAAGAGAACAGGCTAGAGTAGTAGGCCAATGGTAAATGCAAAAAACAACATAAAGAATACACAGACTACTGCTAGTTTAATACTATCTTTATCTGATACATATTCTTTTCTAAATTTATCATATGCAGGTTTGTACATTACATGGGCAATCATCCATAATACTGCTATTATAAATAATAATATTATGATAGCTAAAATCTTCATTATTTCATTTTTAATAACTTCTCTACAAGAAGTTGTGTAGCAGAAATTTGCCCAATTGCTTGATCAAACAATAAACTCTTTACAGGTGATCTATTAAGATTATAATTATCTTTTAAATCCTCTGCAAGCTTAGAAAATATTTTTCTAATTTCAATTATCTGTTCAGTCTCATTAATTTCTTCTGAGTCTAAACCAACTAAGATGTCTCCAAATGTGTACATCTTAATTTCTTGAATCATCATTTCTTCACTCATAATTTATCTATTCTTCTTTGTAAATATACTAAAGCTTTTTGTAAATCTTCTTTCTTGGTGTAAGTTTTTTTACCAGCTCTTGCTAAGTACTTTATCACATTCCCTAAATAGAAGTCTTCATCTAAGCCCCATGCTTCTAGTACATTAAATACTTCATAAGTATGACCTGCACCACCATAATATCTGGGTCTTTCTAAATTTACTATTCTTGGTTCTACAGGAATTTCTTTCCCATTGATTTTATCTGACACGGGCATTTGATTAAACTCTTCTGTTAGATTTACCATACTATTGCAATATCTCTTTCAGCTACCATTAACTTAACACCATCCTCAAGCTCTACTGCTTCAGATGACTGTAACCCGGTAATTCCCATGTACACTTTATCCCCCACCTTAACTGATTCTACTTCATCCCCTATAGCATAAACTTCTAACTTAGTCCATGTCTTTCTCATGTCCATTTCAAGTGCTTGCTTGTCAGCCTCACTTAATTCAAATGGAGATTCCTTTACTTCTGGTTTATTTAATAAAACCCTTTTTCCTTTTAATTGCATTTTATTGGTTTTTAATTTTTCAAATAATTCTCTAGCTTGCAGGTTGTCTTCTGCAAGAGTAGTAGCCTTTTCCCAAAGTACTTTTTCTTCTAGAGTCACAGACAAATATAAATAAAAAATTTATTTACCTTGTCCTCTATATAACTTTTTATAATTCTTGCTTGCTTTAAGTTTGCTAGTTTTAGTTTTAGCATGTACTCCTGGGCGGGATACTTTTACTGCTACTAATTTTTTTGGAGCTTCTTTTATTTTTGCCATGATATAAATAATTAAGTACTATATAATATACTTAATTATTCGTTATCATAAAACATTCTTTCTGAATCTTCTGTGTGCCACTTATCAAATCCCTCACAGTTATAGTAATCCTTGTTAACTAAGTAATCTGGTTTCTCTGGAAAAGGTTTAGTTACAAAACTTGGTTCAGACCACTTGATTCTATTGTTTGGTTGTAATGCTATCTGCCCATTATCTAATAAAATAATATGATGACTCTTGTGTTCTAGTGCATCTTCAGCTAAAGATAAATCTGTATTAAAGTCATTTGACCCCCAGTTTATTGTTGCATAGTAACTACCTGGGTAGAACTTGTGATCTTTCATATACACTTCTACTGGTGCATCATAAAGATATGATAGATGTAATAAAGTAAAGTTATAAGAGAAGCAATTCCATATCTGTAGAAAGTGAAATGGTAGATCTGGATCTGGTAACTCTGGCTTAGTCAGTAGAGCATGGCTTGGTAGTTTATCTCTAAGTACGCCATTCTCTAACAATACCTGGAACAATGCTGCTTGTCCCGGCATACATCTTACAGATATTATTACCCCCGGGGTAAATTCTCCATGACCTTTTGTACCCTGGTACATGTACTCATTCCTAACAAATACCTTAAGAGGAAAGAAGTTATGTTCTATGTGTGCCATTATTTTTTGAAGAAGTTTTTCTTTGGTTGTTCCTTTGTACTAAATCCTAGCTTTTCAATAATC